TGGCCCGACTAATCGGGGTAGTGTTTTCGGTGCTGTAATGGGTGTGCGGTCGGCTAGGCTCGGGTCACAGCCCTACCCCGCCGTGAACGGTCGTTATACGTCCTGCAGCAGCGCGAAAAAGCCAATGTTTACATTCGCCGCATAACTATCGGGGCTAACCATATCATCCCAAGAAACAGGGACGCGACCACGCCTCACGGTGTATTTACCCGCAGGTAAATTCGCGTCTTTGTTGAATTGCTTTATCGGAGGGCCGTAGTTGATATGGCTGTCCATTGTGCCATTTGTCGCGGTTTTAATAACTGTTCCAGCTGCGTCGACAAACTGGACCGTAAATTCGGAAAGACTGCTATTGTACATCTGCGCACGGGCATAATCATCCGAAGTAGAGCGGTATTTATTTCCGTCTGCTGCCAGGGTTGTGCCCAAATTGATCTTAATCCGTCCGTTGGACGTGAAGGTACTGCTATCTAAGGTCGCGTCACCGTTGCTAGTTATCAACTGCCAGCTGTTGTTGTATCGGACGCGGTAATAATGTGACGCGAACGCAACAACTTGTTTGAGGTTGAACGCCGTATCGCCAACGCTATCCGGCACTACTTCTGGCGATCCTAAAGACGGTTGGATAAGCGGCCCTTGATCCAGAACACCCCCATGATTGACCCGCAAGTCATACCCCTGCCGTGATGCAGAGACCAGCCCGGCGACTTCACTTTTTGCGGTAATGATCGGCGCGTTACTTCCATCCGTTTCAATGGCAAACTCCAACGGCAACGATCCACGGATTTCCATAAAGTCTCGGCCTACGCTTGCCCCCATGATTAGACCTTGGCGCGCGTATCCTTCATCAGGAGCGATAGCGGCGGTGATGACTTTAGCATTTGGCCCTGCGAAGGTCACTTTAAGAACGCCCCCAAGAGCCTCCACCGCAGTGACCCCAATTGGCCTGTGTCCGCTACCCGTCCCGCCATCCTCAATAAACTCCCATCCAGTCCCTTCGTTGCGAAGAAACCCCGCCACAACGCGTACTTTAGCTTCGCCTATGTTGAATCCGATGGATGTGGCAACCCAATCGGGTAAGGCGGCAATGCTAGTATCGCCTAATTTTTTGGAGTACCAGATGCCTTCGACGACCCGCTGCGTTCCGTCTGGCAGAGCATCATAGTCGCCGTTGGTGTTGTTGGCGACGAAGGTTGATCGAAGCGCGATGGTGTCTTGGTCATCGAGATAAAGTACAAAAACCAATCCCGAACCGTCGAAGCGATACCGCGATCGCCGCCCGTTCCGGCTCTCGTCCACCAATACATCAATGATGTCGTCGTTCGCTGGGCTTGCTAAGTCAGCGTCGGCTTTGGTGTCATACATCGTGACAGGCCCGATAGCGTTAGCCGCCGCTAGGGCAGCATCAGCATCTGCTGAGGCCGTGGAAGCTGACCCCGCTGCATTGTCTTCGCTGATTTGCGCCGCGCTTGCACTGGCGGCAGCCGAAATAACGGCCCCTTCAACATTTTCAGCAGACCCCGCCAGTGTGACAAACGCCTCTCGCACTTGCTTTTTAGGCGGGTTCCATTCGCCCGACGCAGGATCACCGACAGGCAACGCCGCATCTACAGGCTCTCCCGGCTTGCCGTCGCCCGTAAACCGAACGAAGTCTCGCATCGCCGTGTTGATCTTATCCTCAATAATGCCCATGGCAAAGTCTCCATTCTTGTAAGTGTGTGGTGGTTTAGACCGTGATTTCAGCAGACGCCGTTTGCGGCGACGGCACAAAAGAAGCGTTGAGCGTGACTGCCCAATAGTAATAGGTTCCGGCGCTTGGCGTGTCAGTGTAGGTTGATGCCTGCCCCGCAACGCCAAATATGTCTGCAACAAAGCCCGCCCCCGAATAGCTGTCGGACGTGTTGCGGAATATCCGTGTCCGGCTGTAATTGCCCGGCGCGTTCGTCCACGACAGGTCTGCGTCTGCGCCCGATGCTGTACCTGCAAAGGCGGTTGGCGTGGCTGGTACGGTTGGATTGCTTAACACTGTGATTTCCCCATCTGGATAGTTGACTTCATCTGCGCCTTCGCCAAACCAATAGGCGCGCACGTCATAGGTGCCTTCGGACACAACGCCGGACACGCCGCGCAATGCGCCTTCCGCTACGTTCATGCGTACCCAAGCGGGGTCGCTCGTCAGCTTGAATTCGACGACAAGCTGCAAATCGGGGCGGTTCGGATCGATCACTTGGGCGACGATCTGAACGCCCGACACATCGCCCGAAACCGCGACAACCTCTTGCGATAGAACCAAACTGGACGGAACGGCAGGGCCATGCGTATTTTGGTTCAGGTCGGATAGCTTTGGCGCGTTTGGCTTTAGAACCACGTTAGACCATGCGTCAAAGATAGACCGCAGCCCGATCTGGCATGTGCCATTCGCTGCGGAATAGCCGTGGCTTAGAACCTCATAAACGCCGCCGATGCGCGGGTGTTCTATGCGGATCGTGTGGATGCCGTCGCCCTTGGGAAACCGCGCCTTGATGCCGACAAGGTTTGTCGTGATTTGAACAAGAAACTTAGGCCGTGAACGCGCCTCGTGTGACTGCATTAACTTTTGCATCTGGTCGCCGTCAGGACACCACGGCACGTCCAGTGTTTCGGTGCGCTCGACTTGCGTGTCTAGCAGCACTTCGTTGCGCCGCTCCGGTGCCTCTTGCGATTTGAAGTTGTGATCGGCGCTTGTGTAGGTCCCTTTGAGGACGTTGAAGTCCGTCATGGCGTCAAGGCCCGTTTCCCAATCCGCAACGAGAATATCGTCTTGGCCTATCGTAACGTCAGGCTCTGAATACTGCCCGCCCATCAGGCCGATCTTGCCCTCCGGCGTCATAAACGGCTGTCCGTCGCAGGTTTTCATCATGCTGTCCAAGACGCCGCGCGGTTCGTCGTTTAGATCGTAGGTTCCGCTCAACTCGTATCCCTGCACGTCGCAGATATTGGCGAAGGTGCTGATTTGCGCGTTGTCAAAATGCACCGCCTCGATACGCATCCCGTCTTTGTGGCTCATGTAATCGCGGGCGCACAAAGCAGGGTTTGCTGAATACACGTTTAGGCCTGTGCGCGGGTCGTAAACCTCCGCCGCTTCCGCAATCATCTGAATGACGGTGTTTGCGCCTTTCGGGAAAATCTTGCTTATCTCGCTTGGCGCGGGTCCGGTAAGCCGCGCGTAGGTTGTCAGGCTTCCTTCGACGCGGTGGTCGACTGTCCACATATCAGGGAACGCCGCGATCAGGTCCGCATAGGTTGACTGTGTGCCGTTTGCCGTCTTGATTTGCACCTTTCCGTTAAAGTCCATCGCCCCGCCTGTGTCGGTGGTGATCCCGTCCACATCAAGCGCGATCTTTTCGCCGTCGATCACGTAATCCACAACCTGCGAAACTGCCCCCTCGTTATGGACGATGACAATATGCAGCTTGCCATCTTTGGCCTCGAAGAACACGCGAACGCCGCCTAACAGGACAAGGCCGTAAGACCGTCGCCGACCAGACGCCGCTTGGTTGATATTGGCCTGCACCTCTTGCGCGGGGATAGTCGGGACTTTGGGTTTGAAAGCCGCAGAGAGCGCCAAGCTGACACCGACAGATGTTAATGCCGTGGCAACGCCGATGCTGACCCCGAGCGCACCCGCGACGAAAGGCGCGGCCCAAGCGACAAAGGCTGTTAAAACTGCCATCTAATTTATCCACGCTGTTTCAAATGGTCGATAACCGCGCCGTAGGAGCGCCTTGCACAGCGCGACGGGGATTTGATCCCAAGACGCCGTAGAGAGCCTCACACGGGCGTTGTGGCTGTCTGCCCACTGCTCAAATCCACGAAGCAACCGCAGGCCCGTGCCGTCCGTCGCGAACCAGCCAAGCTCGAACGCAAACCGTTCTTTTGTGAGGATCGTTGGCGCGATGTTGCCCGCGATAAAGCCACCGTCTGTCACGAGAACCAAACCAGTCGGGGACGCGATTAAAATCAGCAACGACTCCGAAACGGCTTCCTGATCAGGCACCGCTGGACCGTCTACCGCTTCCCGTAAGCAACACACCAAATCAAAGATGCGCGGAATGTCAGCCGCAACGGCAACCCTCACAGCCATCTGGTTTCGTAATCCGTATATTTCGCCACCAACTCCAACCCACGGTCGCCCGCGCTGCGTGACTTCTGGTCCGCGTCCGTAAGCAACCCACGCGGCGGCGCTGTCCGTCTATAAAATAGACCCTCGCAAGCCAGCGTGATTGAACCCTTATCCAGCCCCGAGAAACTGTATTTGACTTTCTCCATCGTCCCAACGAAGTGCGCGAACGGACTGCCGACCGGATGCCAGGCGGGATTGTCGCCCTCGGATTGCGTGTAAAATAGCTGACCGTAGATGATGACCGTGCGACCGTGAACCGTGTCTTCGGCCTCTTGCGTGTCGTCCAGCATCTTTTCAGTTGCGGCCAGTCCAAACGTGACAGGCTGCGCTGTTGCCGCGTAGGTCGTTTCGATGTCGGATATGCTAATCAGGTCAGACACGCCGGACCATGATTGCCCTGCCACGTCCAGATCCCCGATGCCCGTCCACCAACGGCGCGGGTTGTCGCGAAAGTCCATGAATACCAGTGTGGCCTCTGACACCCTGCCACTGCGCAGCATTTCATCCGGTATCGCCAAGAGATCATCCCGCACACCCACTAGAAGGCCTCGCGGAATGTGATTGTCGCGCGGTCAACGCCGTTCGGCTGAAATTCAACCTCGCCATCATCCTCACTGGCAAAGCGCATCTTGCAAACGGGGTTGTCCGTCTCGACAATATCGCCCGCCAGTGCAGAGGCCCGCAATGGGGGCTGAACGCGCACCTTTGTGCCGTTGTCCCAAGACTTTTGAACGCGGTGGAACCTATCGCCGATCGACAGGCCGTGACCGGGCCGCAAGCCAAGGCTATCATTCAGCGTCAGGCTTAAATCAGTTGTGCGCAGCGCCGCGTTGCTTGCCAGTTCAATCGCGCCCCGCGCGGTGTTGACGAACGACCAATGCTCAAACGTGTCGAACGCCGGGGGGGCCGTAACCGGAGCAGACCCGCCGCGCGCATCCTTTGGGCGGTGTGGCAGGTAAACGGGAACATCCGTTGTTCCAATCCCGCCCTCCATCTGCGCAAGGAAGGCCTGCCATTCCAGCCGCGCATCCTCGCCGTAGATGAAAAACGACACAGCAACGACCCAATGCCCCGCGAAACTAGGGATGATGCTCTCAGCCCCCGAAATGGCAGTCTGACGCCCGCGCATTTGGCTCACGATCCGGAACCCCGATGTGGTCTTTTTGGCAAGTCGTGGAAACGGTACGTTCATGTTATTCCATTCGCATGCTGTGTTCCGCCATGTAAGCGGGCGCTGATTTCAGCGTGTCTTGCTTGATTGCCGGGGCGGCTTGTCGAATGCCCGCCTCCACCATGTCGCGAATTTCGGTGTTGCCGCGCGCACCGCTGACGTTGATGTTGAATATGGGAGCAGAACCCCCGCCTAACTTGTGGTTCGGAGTGATGTTGCCTGACGACTTTGGCGAGAACCATTCAGGCCCTTGCTCACCGACCATGTAGCCCTTGCTCGAGAGCACATCCCCGCCGCCTGCCCGCGCACCACCGAAAGGCCGAATAGGTGGCGCGGACCCCATGCCACCGCCGCCGCCGAACATGCCGGAAATAGCACCGAACAAACCGCCGCCGCCGGTTGCCCCGCCGAACAATGTCTTCAATCCAGACGACAGCAACGTGCTTGCGATCTCGCGCAACTGCGATTTGATTACGTCCCCCATGTTGGCGAACGCTTCTTTCATGCTGTTGGCGCTGGTTATCGCGTCCGACATTTTGTCGATGAACGCGCCCCAACCGCTGTTTTCAATGTCGGTGTTTGCGATTTCTTCGTTGAGGCCCGCGATTGCGCCTGTTGCGCCGCCGCTACCGCCTGATCCTTTGCCGCCTGAACCTCCTCCGCCGCCTCCTGCTGCGGTTTCTACATCATTGAGTGCCGCAATCATGCGGTCCACTTCCTCAATGGTTGTTTCTGTTTCGTCACCAGTTTCGGCTATCGTATCGCGCAAAGCCTGCAATGACGTGAGGGAGGACGTTGCTAGGTCGCCCCAAACGTTTGCGGTGTTCTCCCTGCTTCCGGCGGCCCCTCGAAGGCTTTCGGCAAGCTGACCAGCATTTTGTGGCGCTGCGCCAACGTACGTTCCCAATGCCGCGTTGCTGAAAGCATCCTGAACAGAAGAACCCACGCCGGGAGCGCCCGCAAATGGATTACCCACCCCGCCGAAGTCCAAAGGGTCGATTTGGCTCAAACCTCGAGCCGCACCGAAGCCGGGCAATGCACTTAGCATTTTGACTGCGCCAATCAGATTGTTGATGTGCCGCAACGATTTGTTAATCATCTCCTCAACGCCTTGGACGACCTTATCAGCCGCCTGAAACATCAAGCTGCCAAGTGCTTCCGGCAGGACGTTAAACGCCGCGATGAATGCATCTTTCGCGCCCACAGCAATTCCGGCAAGGCTGTTAGCCATTGCAAACGCCCTGTCCAGAATATTTTGCCAAGCGTCTAGTGCAGCTGCGCGGACGTTAAGCATCACACCTGAGAAGCGGTTCTGAAACGCCTTAACCGTGAAGCCTATCCGCTCCCAAACTTCGGCAGAAAGGGTGCCGAGCAGCGCGAACGCATCGCCAATGCCGCCAGTGGCGACCACCAAATCTTTGAACAGGGCTATGAGGTAGCCAATAGCCACGAAGACTGCGCCGATGAAGGTTGCCATTAACACCGATCGAAGGACAATCAGAGACCCAGTGAGCAGCCCCGTCGCCCCGCGCGCCATTGCAAACGCTTTTACATACCTGACGCCGAACCCGACGACTGCCGCCCCCATAGTTGCGGTCAGTACGTCAATATTCGCAATCAACCCGTCAATATTCGCAATCAACCCGTCGATCATAATTCGCAGCGAACCACCCTCGCGCATCGAGTCGTTGAACCCGATTGCAAGTGCAGTCAGCGCCGGGGCCAACTCGCCACTAATCCGATACCCGATGCCTTGAATGGCCGTTCCGGTGTCGCCAAGCGCCAGCTTAAATGAGTTCAATGACGCAACCGTCTTGTCGCTCATAACGCCGCCAAGGCTTCTCGCGTTCTCGCCAAGCCGTGCCATTTCCGTGCCGCCATCACGAAGCAACGGAATAAGCAACGTCGCATCCGAAGCCATTGCTTCAAGATAGAACGTCATTTCTTGCTGGCTTAGGCCCGCCTTTTCAAGCGACGAAACGTAAAGCTGCAAAGCCTGTGGCCCGGACAGGTCGCGGAAAGCGTCAGCGGTTAGGCCGATTTTCGGCGCAACCTTCTCAAAGAAGTCTGCCATCGGACCGCCGCCAGTGGTCAGGAAGTCACCAACGCGGTCGTTTACATCTTTGAGAATATCGGCAAGCTTTTCCTGCTCAACTCCTACCGTCTTAGCGCCCGCAGACCATTTTTGGAATTCGCCAACCGACGCATTTGCTACCTTCGAAAATCGGTCTATCTCTGCCGCAGTCTTGGACGTGGCAACGGTAAGCGTAGTCAGCGCACCGCCCACCGCCGCCGCGACCGTCGCAACGCGCAAGAATTGCTTGCGCGCCGCATTCAGGCTTTTCTGTGCGCCGGATAAGCCTTTGCTGAACTTCGCTGAATCAAGGCCAAGATTTACACGCAAAGCGCCGATGACTGATGATGCCATGTGCAAAATTCCTTGTCAGACCCGCCAATCCGCCCCATGTTGAGACGAACCAATGGAGTGTTTTATGAAAACCGTTTTAATCGCCGCGCTATTGATCGCAGCAACCGCCGCCCATGCCGAAGAACGCCCGCAGTTTAGCGAACTCCTTGCCAGCCTAGACGGAACCGAAGTCAGAATGCGGGCCGACATCGGTTATTCGAGGGGGGATTACTTACGTTTGTTAATGGACGGGATGTCTCACAGCATTAGTGCGCAAGCCGCACTACCCCGCGACCAGCTTGCATCGTTAGAAGGATGCGACGTGGACGATTATGACGCGCGATGCACCGCAGACATCCTTGCGGAATTGAATTTCTCTGACGGTCGCATATTCGCAACTGTGTTTGATGTTCAGAACGTGACGCGCGGCGAATAGTTGGGCAACATCACCGCCCCGACTTGTTTTTATTCGCCGCCAAAGCACGGTCGATCTTATCCCATGCACCAACGAATTTAACGATGTCGGCCCGTCTGTCTTTCTCACCGTGAACGAACTCATAAAGCCCGATAGGCTCTTTCAAGTTGGGCAACATCGCCGTGAACCAAATCTCGGTCCTGCGCTGTTCGGTACGCTTTACCGCGCCCTTTAATTCAAGAACGTAAAGCCGTGGGGTTATGCCCCAAAACCGCGCCGGATCGAAACCCGCCGCGATATAGTTTATGAGAAGGTCCGTGAGGTCTAAGCCGCCTTCTTCCTCGGCTTCTTGACGTTTCCCGATTTCTGCTCCTTTTGATCCGGGAACGCTGCGCTGATAATCCGACTCACAATTTCGGGGTCTTTCGTCAGCAGGTCATCGGCCAAGTCGTCAGCCGCGACGGGTTCCATGCCGCTCCCCTTCTGAATGGCAATAGACACCAGCGACAACAGCGCGTTAAAGTCAGGCAAGTCGCCCGCAGACCCGTCGAGAAGGCCCGCCACGTTGTTTCCATATTCGCTTTGCAGCGTGGCAATCCCGCGCATCGTCAGGCGAAGGTCATACGACTTGCCGTCATATACCTCATGAATGGTTCCAGTAATGTCTGACATTAAACGATCACCCGCGCATCAAGTGCCTGCCGATCAAGGATTTTAGCCGAGAAACTAGCCATCTCCTTATCACCAACCGTACCCGTTGGGGTGTAGCTGTTTACATAGCCGCGATAGGTGCGACGTAGCGAAGTGCCGTCAGGATCAATGTTGAACTCGAACAACACGTCCTCTTTGTTTCCAACCGCAGTAAGCGCGGCCAGTTCATCAAGGATGATATCGCCCGGATCGTCTGCCCAAAGCTGCTTTTCCTGCGACCAGTCGGCAACAGGCAACAGGCCGGGAATGGTTTCGCGGGTGCGACCCGGTGACTGAAGATGTGTTACATCGACGTCCTCTGGAACTTGCTCCGGAAACGGCAGGCCTTCAAACCCGAAAATCTGTGTGAACGTATGGCCTCCCGCACCGGGTGTTAACTCGCGCCCGATCCAAAGTTCCCAGTCATAGGCGATATCGCCAGCGAATGCTTTTTGTGCCATTATTCAGGCCTCCATGATGTTTTGAAATCCATGCTGACGCGGTAGGGGCGTTCAGCTTCGTTTGACCCACCTTCACGACTGTCTCTTGCTGATATTTGCGTTATCAAAAAGAAACCCCCGCCACGGTAGAAGTGCAGCGCCTTCCTTACAGCGCGTGAAGCCAATTTAGCGGCCCCATAGGTGGGAGCGTACACGTCCGCTTGTATGCGCCCCTCGAACAGCCCACCGGACCCGTTCATATGATAGTCTTCCGCATCGCTGATCGTGTTCAGCACAATCGCGGGTAGTGGCTGGCCTTGCGGGTGCGTTCCGAAGTTGACGCGGGTTCCGACAAGACTTGAAACCCCGCTGGATGCCAGCAGGAGCGCGCGGATGCTCTCTTCCATGTGGGTTTATCCTTTCGCCTGCCGTGCTGCCTTGGCGTTTGCCCGCTTTACGGACTTCTCAAGTTCGGTCCAGAGTTCCTTGCCCAGTCGATCGAGGGTTGGCTTGCCTTCTTGATCGAACGCGGGCCGCAAAGCGGGCTGTGGTCCGTGATGGATATTCCCGAACTCCTGCTGAACGCCCGCCGGATCGTTAGTGCCGACAAAGCCCTCAACCGCCGCCCGGTCATTCTTGAACATCTTGCGATGCAAACCCGACTGCCGCTTGTTCAACTTCGTGCTGTAGCTGAACGACTTGGCGTAATCGCCAGTTGGGCCCGTGGGTGCCATTGCGTTGGCCGCGTCTGCGATAGGTGTTGCCGCTTTTTTAAGCGACCTTTTCAGAACGCCCTTGCCCGCCGATTTGGTCAGCTGGTCAAGCGCCTTTTCGAGTTCGGCAAATCC